GCATAGCTGTCGGCGGCAATGCCCCGGTAGGAGAACCAGTTGGTGGGGTCGCCCAGCTTGCAGGCGTAGATGACGTTTTCCTTGTTGGAGCATCCCCACACCCGGTTATCGCACTCGGTCAGGTAGTCCATGTCCGGCACCCGGCGTTCCAGCTCCACCACCTCTGCCGAGACGAACTCCCGGCTGACACTGCCGTCCAGACTCACCCATCTTACCGCTGCGCCGGTGCGGGTCAGGCGGCCATAGAACCACTCGCCGCCGGGGTCGGCTTTGACGCGCAGAGCATCTGTGCCGGCGTCGTAGACGATGCGGTCGCCGTCCAGCTCGTTCCACTGTCCGGCCTGTTCCGCTGCAGAGCCGGTGAGGGTCACGGTGTCCTCTGCCGCAAAGTCTGTCCCCACCCCCTTTGCCGAGATGCGGCAGTAGTCCAGCACCACCGCCGACCAGTTGCCGGACGCCTCACTATATACTTCCAGCGTGCTCTCGCTGCTCCATGGCTTTTCCGGGTCTTCCACCCGCAGGAAAAGCTGACCGTCCGTCGGCTTGTCGGGTTCAGCAGGGCCGCAGCCACTCACCTCGTAGACCTTGCCCTCCGCGTCGCAGGGTGCAAACTCCACGCTGGTGTTTTTGCCCGGCCACACCGCGCCCAGAGCGCTCACCTTCCGGCTGGCAGTGTCGAAAGCCAGCTTGTCCGGGAAGATCAGGATCTTCGTCCCGATGCCCACCAGCGTTTTCCTGCCGCTCTCCACGGCGTCTTTCAGGGTCACTTCCATCTCATCCCTGTCATCCGGCGTGTAGACGAGATCTCTGCCGCAGACGGTCAACAGGCCGTTCAGGTGATACATCCCGTTCAGGTCTGCTTCCTCCCGCAGCTTCCGCCGGGGCAGACGGGTGCTCAGGGCCGGGAAATTCCGGGCCGAAAAGTTGATGCCCGCGCTGTACTCTGCCTCGGTGCAGCTGTACGTCTCGTTCAGCCCGCCGAACACCCGCAGCATATTCCGGGTGTTTTTCAGGCCGTTCCGGTTCGAAAGTATCATCTTTCTCCCTCCTTACCAACGCCAGCTGCAGCCCCGGGCGGGCAGATTCTTCCGCCGCAGCCACGCGGCCAGTTCGGCTAAGATGCTGTTGTACTGGGCCTGCTCACCGGCGTACCGGTCGTTCTCGCCCAGCGCGGCGTCCGTCATGGCGCACAGATAGTGCGGGTACAGGCTGTCGAAGGGCGGCGGCACCAGCAGCACGTCGTCATCCCGCAGACCGTTGTCCCACGCAATGTCCGCGCCCACGCCCTCCCGGCTGTCGGCGCTGCTGGGCCGGAAAAATCTCTCCCGCAGCATCCCGTCCACCTCGCACAGCCAGCGCTGCCGGGTGCGGGCCGCGACACGGCTGCCCGGGCGCAGCTCTTCGGCTCGCTCCATCGCTTCTCCTACCGTCATAAAAAGCCTCCTTTCGCTTTTTCCAAAAAGGCCCGGCAGAAGCGGCCTTCTCCGCCGTTTCTGCCGGGCCGCGTTGTCTTATTTTACTGGGCCGCAGTCTCTGCCGCAGCGATGCGGGCGGCGGTGTACTCGTCCTGCTGCTGGCTGTGTTCCAGCACCTCGGCCACCTCAGGCGGCACTTCCACCTCCACGCCCCGGCGGATCTTGTAGTTCACGCCGTTGACGCTCACGAACAGATCGCCCTTGTACCGGCTGTTGTCCTTGAACAGCCGGATGCGGACATTCTTTTTTTCTGCCATAGCTTCTCCTTTCTGATGGACCTGCCCTCGGAAGCAAGGCCCACCCTTTTCTGTTTTTACTGAGCCTTTCTCGTCCAGCTCAAAGCAGCCCGGCCTGCCAATGGGTGCTTCGCACCCGGGTTGCGGCTCCCAGCGTCTGCTTCGCTGTTGCTTGCATCCTGCTGGCCGCTGCCCCAACAATTTCTCCCTGTTTCCGCCGCTGGCGGCGGTCGAAATCGTTGCCCCTTTTGGGAGAGCTGTCACCGCAGGTGACTGAGAGGGCTCAGTTTGCCGCCGCAGTGGTGGAATAGCTGGACACGCTCTCGATGCGCACCATGTACTGCTCCACCAGACGCTCGGCGGCGCGCATCCCCTTCCAGCCCACAGAGGCACGCTGGTTCAGCGGATCGTCGCCGTAGCCCAGCTGCTTGACGATGTGCTCCAGGCCGCCGCCTTCCAGCTCGGTGACGCCGTAGGCGTGGGCGCCCAGCACGAGGGTGCCGAAGACGGCCAGACCCTCCGGACAGGTAGCGTCCTTCCAGATCTTCGCCTCGCTGGTCTCGATGAAGCGGATGTTGCCCAGCTTGCCGATCTCGCCGCGGTACATGGTGTCGGGGTCGGCGTACTTGTGGGCCTCGATGAACTCCTTGCAGGTCTTGAGGTCGTAGGCGGCGTAGGGATGGATGATGGCGATGTAGCTGTCGCCGATGGGGTCAGCGTTCATCGCGCCCAGCTGTGCCGCCGCCTGGAAGAACAGCTTCGGGGTCAGGGTGCAGCTCTTGTCCAGCACCTTGCGGCTGGTGACGGCAGTCTCGGTGCCGTCTGCGGAAAGCTTCGGCGCATAGATGACGTTGGTGCCGCCGGCCAGCACATCGCGGGTGATGCTGTCCATGGTGCGGCCCGCCTGGCTTGCCAGAACGCGGGTAGCCTGTACCACATTGTTGTCGATGGCCGTCATCTGCAGCACATCGGTGAGCGGGGTCCAGCCGCCGTACTGGTGCAGGTCGCTGGTGATGGTGGTCACGTTCAGGGTCTGGCCGTTGGGGGTCACGCCCTCGGTCAGCGGGGTATCGGCCTTGGGCAGGCTGTCGTACTTGCGGAACTCAATGGTCTTGCCGCCATTCTGGGGTACGGGATAGTAGTCCGCGAACTGGTCATGCACCAGACGGGGCTCGGCCTGGTCGATAAGGCGCTTCTCGTAGAAGGTCTTCATCTCGTTGGTCATGGTGCCGGTGGTGTTCTGCAGGCTGGCAGAAGGGTCGGCAAAGAGCTGGAGGTCCATCTTCAGGTTGTAGCTTTTCATGTCATTTGTCCTTTCTGTTATTCATCGATTCTTGGCTCCCCTACTAGGGGAGCTCCGCGAGGCGCTGACGAAGTCAGACCGACGCGGTGAGAGGTTAAAAACTGATCTTCACCCCGTGCATCGCACGGCGTTCCAGTGCCTCACGCTGGGCGCGGGTCATGCTGGCCACATCGGCCCGGGTGATGGCCGCACCGCCGGGGCTGGTACCGTTTTCCGCCGGGCGGGCCGAACGCTGACGGATGCGCTCCACAACGCCCTGCTCCACGGTCTGGGCGGTCTGACGCAGAGCGTCGTTGTAGTGGGCCAGACGGTAGGCGTCGCCCATCCGCATCCCGGGCAGCTCCATCAGGCGGCGCATCTCGGGGTTCGCCAGCTCCTGCTTGAGCGAAAAATCCGGCATATCCCGGCGAAGCATCGCCTCTTCCGCCGCCCAGCGGGCGTGGAGAGCGCGGACGGTGTTCGCGCCCTCTCTCAGGCCCGGGATGGGCGGGAGCTGCAGCGGCGCAGGACGTTCGGGCGGTGCAGGACGCTCTTCCGGTTCCTGCGGTGCTGCCGGTGTCGGCACATCCGAAGCCTCCCGGCCCTCATCCGCCTTCATCGTCCCGGAGGCGATGGCCTGCTGAGCCTGTGCATGGCTGAGGGCAGGAGCGGAGGGGGCGGCGGCATCGCCGCCCTCCGAGGCAAAGAGCTGCAGATCCACCATCGACTGTTCTCCCCGTCCGCTCAAATCGGCAAAGCGGACATTGTCCGGGTAGCGTTCTGCCAGCAGGGCAAAGCCCGCTTTGGCGAACTCAAATGCGCCCTCCACCCACGGCTTCTGGGGTGCCGCTGCCGTCACGGCCAGACGCGGGCCGTCCGGCTCGTCCCACACGCCGCTCCTGGTGCCTTCCTCGCCCGCCAGCAGGGCGCAGAGGGTCTGCATCAGGGTGCTTGCCCCCGCACACACGATGTCCTGCCCGGCGGGGGCATAGCCCGCATGGCCCGAAGCTTCCAGCCGGCAGGTGGGGCCTGCCGGGCCGTCCAGCTCGGTGTAGTTTACTTTTATCATCTCATTTCTCCTTTCTGCGTCTTCATCGCCCTCGCCATCGCAGCCGTGCTCAGCTCCTGTGCCGGGCCGCTGAGCTTGGGGGCTTCGGACTTTTTCTGCACTTCCAGCAGACCCGTCAGCTGAGTCATCTGGGCCTGCATCCGGGCCAGCTGCTGGGCAAGGGTGCCGTTCTGACGCACCCGCTGGCGAACCTTTTCGATGCCCTCAAAGTCCATCATTTCCAGCGCCGCCAGCGCGGCGTCGGCGTTGGCCGGGGCGAAAAAGCCCAGCTGATAGCACTCCTTGGCCGTCTCGTTCTGCGACAGGCGGGAAAAGGTGGACTTTTTCTCCGCGCTCACCACAATGTCGAACACCGGCTCATGACTGCCCAGCTCCACGCCGCTCACGACTCTTGCAGGCTGGGCGCGGAGCACCTGGCCCGAAAAGCGGACGAACTCGCTTTCGCCGCTCTTGCCGGTGATGCGGAAGATGCGCTCCTCGTCGTAGAACTGCCTCATCAGCTCGATGATAAGGCAGCACTCTTTGGCAAATGCCCTGTAAGCGCTCTTGAGCATATCCCGGCTGAGCTTCGAACCCGCCTCCTGCAAGGCCGCGATGGCCGAAGCTGCCGTCACGCCGCCTGCGGTGCCGCCCTGGGTCATGTCGCGGTTTCCGCTGATCTCCTTCAGTTCCTCGATGCGGCTGTTGCGGTAGCTCAGGCTGTTGCCCTGCAGGCCCGCCGTCTGCAACGGCCGGAAGCTGTCGTCGTTCAGCCGCCCCACCACATGGATGATGTCCCGCGACAGGTCCGTCAGCTCTTCCTCGTTGACGCCCGCCGTGTCGCTCAGCACATACCGCTGGCGGGACGAGAGCAGGACGTTCTCGTCCATAGCGTGGTTCATCTTGTCGATGGCGGTCTGGCACTCCTTCATCACGTCGATGTACCCGAATCCCGCCGGGCTGTCCTCTTCCATGAACAGCGCGTCGAACACGAAGGGATACTTACCGTGGTCGTAGAAGCCTCTTTCGGCCAGCGCCGGGTCGTTCTCGCTGGCGTAGAGCACCACGCCATTGCAGAACTTGCAGTAGTGCAGGACGCTCCTGCCCTCGGGGGAAAGCTTTTTGTAGTACCAGTCCACCACGACGCTCTTGTCGCTGGTATCAAGGCCGCCGTCGTGGATGTAATGCGGCACGTCCAGCACGCTGGCAGTGTGTCCGGCCAGCTGGGGCCAGCGGCTTTCCAGCTGAGCCGTGTCGGCCAGACTCAGCGAGAAAAAGTGGGGCGACTCCTGAATATCGTCCACGCCCGGCTCCCAGTAGAGCATCAGCAGGTTCATGGGCCGGATGGCGATCTCACCCACGCCGCCCCGCTGCTCCGGATCCCAGAACACGCCTTTGACTCCGGTTCCCTGCTTGAGCTTGCGCCACCAGGTGTCGCTGTACACCTGCTCATAGTCCGCCTGTTCCAGCACCACGGGCAGCACGCTGGAAAGCGCCTGTGCCGCTGCCTCGTCGTCCTCGGCACGGGGCAGGACATTGGGACTGGGGTAGTTGTCCATCGCGTCGGCATGCTTGTTGGCGATGGAGTTGAACAACCAGCCGCTGGACGGCTGGGGTTTGCCCTCCATCATGGGGTTCTGGCAGTTCTTCCAGTGTCCCATCCGGAACCACAGTTCGTTGTCCACCAGGCGCTTGTCCAGCGCGGCCTTGCCCGCCTTGTACCGCTGCAAGATCTGTGCAGCCTCAGCCACCTCTTCCGGCCCGATGGGCAGTTTTGTTGCTTCATCCATAGTATTCGTTTTTCTCCTTCCTGCC